TAGGTATTCGTTGCACAGACGTTGGATTGCCTGTTCAGCGGTTAGGTCAAAGTTAAGCTCCTCACTCATAGCTGTTGCCACAAGATCGATAACTGTTGGTTCTTTTTTCATTAGGCGTTTCATGGTTGCTCCTTATATGTCTAATGATGGTAGTGATTTGATTGCAGCATCCACTGCTGCTTTGGTTTCGGCGCGGAAATAATCATCCTCGCGTAGTGCGTCAGGCGTTACACCCGACATTGCTTCTTCCAGACTGTCTGCCATTGCTGACATCTGGCTAGAATTAGTCACGTTACATACACGTAACAGTTCAATCATGTCGATCACGTTTGACACAAGCGTATCGCGGAAAACCTTCTTTTCTTCCTTGCTGCCATAATCAAGACGGTCAGACATATTGGTGAGTGCTTTGTACAGACGTGTCCACACATCGTTCATCGCTCTTTCCAGATTGTTTTGGTGGTCTGCGTTCCGATTTGTTGTGAGTTTGGCAATGGCTTCGGCAGGCAGGGCTACGCGAAAATCACCAGTGGGTACGTCACTGTAGTTGATATTGAATTTGAACTTACTAGGCAGATCCCCTGTAGTAGGATAGTCATCACGTGAGAACAGGTTGCCAAGTGCGACTTGTACATCGATTACGGCGTCATCGTACTCATCAATAAACTGATCAACCAGACGGTTGAACTCGTTCTGCTTGTCGGTCATGGTCTGTTGGTACTTGAAGAACTGCGCTGTCGGTAACAGACGCAAGCCAGAGTTTGACCACGGCATTGTCATGTTCGCATGTGCGTCACGAGCTGATGTCACGTGTTTGGTGATTGCTAGTAGGTTTTCGTTGTCTGCTAGCAATTTCTTGTGAAAACCACCCACGCCCTTTTGAGCGTTGTAAGCATTAAGAACCATCTTGGTTGCTGCATGGTCTTTTCTACGTGCTGTCCACATAGATATGTTGACCTCGACTATCATCGCGGATGATGCGAGTGTTGGTATGTCTTCGTGTAGTGTTTCACTACTCTCGATTGTTGTATCCATTGCGTTCATGTTGCCCTCCATTGGCTTAGTTTGAATATTTGTTGAGACCGAGTAAATCGGCTTTGTTAGTGACAAGGGTTGCACCTTGCTTGTGTGCGATAGGTGCGATGCACCATGATGCGCGTTGTTGTTCGGCACGGATATCTCCGCAATCTAGACAGTAGTTGTAGCCTAGTTGCCGACGACGATAGTCATAGTTGTTGCCGCATGACGGACAGGTCACTGTACGTTTAGCCATGTTGTCTCCATTTCTGTAGTTGATAACTACGGTTGATTGTTGCGTTGCACAGATGTTGTTCTCCTGACAACTTCTATGACTATACCACATAACTTAGTAAATGTCAAGTTTTCTTGGCTTATGATTATGTAGCGTGGTGTATGAGCTAATGTTCTCAGCTACCGTGGTGTATGAGTAATGTTCGTTAATGTTCGTTCAGTGGTGGCTGTAAGTATCTGATATATAAGTAATGTTCTAAAGTTCTAATGTTCTGGGGTTATGAAGGGGGTAAATGGATTGAGATTGAGAAGCGAACAATCGCATAAAGAGGGGGGTCGCGTAGTAGGGTATCTTTTTAAAAAGCGAACATTAGGAACATTAGGAACATTATAATAAAAACAATAACTTACAAAACACCAAAAACGAACTTCTTCGGAACATTAGGAACATTATTTGCGAACATTACAAATGCGTAGTGTATAACTACAAGTTGCCCTGTGCCGCGAAGCTGCTTCGAGAACTGGTGTCGATTTGCGTAGTTATAAACTACGCCAGCGGACTCCCTTCGTATATAAACACACCACAACATCTCGTCAGGTGTTTGTGAAGCAACAGTTCAGATTGAACTGTGGGACGCGAAGCTGCTTCGAGAACTGGCATCGAAAGATGTAGTTAAAAACTACAAAACTCAGGACACAAAAAAAGCCCAGAACCGTGAGGCTCTGGGCAATTGATTAGATGAATAAAATTGCTAACGTAAACAATGTTATTCCTGAGGTGTATCCAATGTAAAAGAAGACAGTGTATGTCCAACCCCATGCACGAACTTGTTGTGATAAGAGGCGTTTAACTTCCACAAAATATTCCATTCTTTTTCTCCGAATGTTTCGATTACATAATCTTTATTGCGAAGTAATCGTTGACGCGAAACCCGCGCCAACAATCCCAGTGTGTATTTACTGGCATGATCCATTACTTAGCCTTACGGACAAGAGTAAAGCCCGCTGACTTGGCAAGCGCTTGGAAGTTTTGCAGTACAGTGTCTACTTCAAAGTTGTCTGGCAACTTATCGGTATCCGCGCCGATTACCGCATTGTACAAGGCGTTGAGTTCCTCATTCAATCGCTCTGGCAGTGTGCGCGTTTGATTACCGCCAGATGCGATACGTGCTTCCTTGCGTTGGAATTTTTCAAGACCTGTTTTGTAGTCCTTGATAATGCGAGTAATTCGATTACTCCAGTAGTTCCAGTTCTTGGCTTTACCTTGTGAGTTAAACCTAGAGCCGTCGTGATCCGCTGCAATTCTACCATCAGCCTTGGCAGCGCCAAGCTTCAGTATCTTTTGCGCATCCGCTGGGAAGCGCAAGACAATAGTGCTCTTCAGCTCGGTTAATTGCTCGGGAGACATTGTTTCCTTAGTGAAGTCTATACCAAGGTCAATTGCCTGTTGGTATATAGCCTTGCAAGACCTTGTAGCCTTGGTAGTTGCAGCGCCATGCGCTTTGATTGATCCGATGAAATCGGAAGTAAGAACGATATTAGACATGTGATGTCCTTTCCATTGTTATCGTTAAAGTTAATGTCCGAAGCTTTATTGCCTCGTGACAAGATCTTTATACGTGTTTTGTCGTACCTTGTCACAGTATCTCGTAGTTTATAACTACAAATAATACTCTAGCGTAGTTTATAACTACATATATTGACCCCACCTACCCCCAACCCCCCCTCATAGCGACACACCTCGCATATCTATATAATACTATTTCACACAAAAATTTACGTTTCCCATTAATTGCGAACAACATAACCTAATGATATCAATGAGTTAGCTACCCCCTACCCCTTTTCGGCACAGTTCGTACCCCCACCCCCCTACATATTCAAAAAATATAATATGAGTCCCAGATTGATATATTGAAAAAATTTTTTATAATAAGGCAAACAAGGTGGGTAAGATGGCAATACATATAGAACCGGAGAAGGGGGTCAAAATGCGTCCTCCTCCAAAGATTAAAGACTTGGCAGTAAAGGCAAGCGCTGCTGCGGAAACGGCAAAGCTGCTACATGAGAAGGGGTTGGAGATAAAACCAAATGCAGAAGACAAAGATATTGCAGCTACCCTTGCTGTGTCCTATGCCGAAGACCCTGAGAAGACTTCTAAGGCAGCAACGCCGAATCGGGTGGCGAACTTGACTCCTGCGACGTTGTTAATGACAGATAGAATACTCAAGGACTTTGGTCACTCTGTGGTCAAGTCAGCAACACAGGTCAGATACCTTGTGACAAACAAGCTGATCGAAGAGACCGAGAACCCTGATCCACGCATACGCATCCGAGCCTTGGAGCTGTTAGGTAAGGTCAGTGATGTGGGTCTGTTTGCGGAGAAGTCCGAGGTGACAATAACACATCAGACTACGGATGACCTGAAAGAGAAGCTCCGTGAGAAGTTAACACGACTGGTAAATCCAGAACCCGAGATAGAGGACGCCATTGTGGTTGAGGGTAAAGTCATCGACGTGGACAAAGAGTTAGGGCTAGACGATGAGTGACTTAGCTGTCCTAGCCAAAGATATGGATTTCTCAGATGCTGACATTCAGCATATGCTAGACAACCTAGACTCGTTTAACTCCGATGAGTTGGCAGAGATAGATAAGATTGTAGGAGAACTCTCTACGAGGCAGGACAACAAAGCAGCTCATGACGACCTGATAGAGTTCTGTAAGAGGATGCAGGCTGATTATAAAGTGGGCCGACACCACCGCATACTGGCGGAGAAGCTCATGTCCTTGGAGGATGGGAGCAAAGACCGTGTCTGTGTGAACATACCACCCCGTCATGGTAAGTCACAGCTTGTAAGTATATTCTACCCCGCTTGGTTTCTTGGGCGGAATCCCGGCAAGAAGGTGATGATGGTGTCACACACCACAGACCTCGCGGTAGACTTTGGGCGGAAGGTTCGTAACCTGATCGCCTCTACAGAGTATACAGAGATATTTCCAGAAGTCTCACTTGCTATAGATAGTAAGTCGGCAGGTAGATGGAACACAAATTTTG